ATACCGCAGTACCTTCTACTCCGTGACCTTTATGTATATCTCCTTGAACTCGAGTTCGTTGACTCTCTGTAATAACTCTTGCTTGCTGTAATTCTTTAAGTATTGCCACTTTAACAGAAGAAATTGATCTTTTAAAGCTAGCTACTACAAAAATATTCTTATCCCAAGTGTATTCTGACATGGGCAGAATTTTTTCTATTTTTGCTATTACAGCATTATATCTTCTTTTCTGTCTAGAGCGATATCGTTTTGAAAGTTCTAAGGCTTTTTTTGTGCCAGCATCCAAAGCTCTTTTTGCATCTGACTTCTTAATTTTAATATCTGGATAAGTAGTTTCTATAACCTCGATAAAAGCTTTTATATCCTTTAATATTAATACTTGTCCGCCCTGTCTTTCTATTCCTTTTCGCATCTCTACCTCTAATTTTTTTAATAGAGGATTTGTAAAAGATCGTCTTACTGATGCTTCACTCATTAGAAATTCTTATAAAGATCAAGCACACGCTTGATATGGTCAGGAAAAGCAACATTATTTCGCTGACTAGTACTGGCTTGGTTTTGTACGGAAGCACCTGCAAGAGTTTTTCGCTCTTTGTGCTCGTCTTTCAAATAGTAAGTAATTAGATCAATTACTGCAAGTTGAAGATCTGAAGGAATAGTTTCATAGCCTGCAGTGTATACTACTCGAACAGCTCCGGGGCCTTTTGGCCAGTTTCTATATACTGAGCCTCCAGTAGTTCGAAGAAGGCTATCTGTAGCAGTATCTAAATAATACTCATAGGCACCTGTAGTAAGAGTAGTATAGCTTTCTTGATACGTTTCTCTTTCTTCTACAGATACTATTGTATTTACAGGACTTTCAGTAAGCTGTACAATATAAGTATCCCAGTTTATATTTATAACTTCTGTTTTATTAGTGCTATAATAATCTACAATACTATTTCCACAATAAGTTTTTACTAATTGACTTACGGACGGAATTAAGGCTTCGATACGCAAATCTTCTTTCGGAGATTGAATACCTTCAGCCGTTTTATATTCTTCTAAAGTAATTAAATTTGCCATAAATAAATTAGTAAAAACTTAGGGGGAGAGAACTCCCCCTAAGATCCATAGCTAGTTAGCTATTAGGCGTAAGGCAGACGGATAGCTGGCTTGTTGCTGCCAGATGCTGCTACCAACTCATTGAAGCCAAGAGCCTGAGTTGCGACCAGTACGGTACGCTGCTCTTTCACAATGTAGTCAGTTTCTACGTTAACGCCACGCAGACGAGGAACTACATAGTTAGGCATATACACAGCCAGAGCTGCAGTAGTGGTCGGAGAACCGGAAGAAGCCAGGTTGTACGCTAGTTGATCTGTAGCAATTACAGGAGAACCGTATACAGTACCAACCATACCGGTTACCTTAGTTGCAAGATCAGAGCCTACTTCAGTGATGTCAGTGAAACCTGAGGCATCAATCAGCTCATAGTATGCGTCAGTTGGGAGGATATAGGCAACTTGAGAAGCCTCAAGACCATATTTACCCATTTCTTTACGCATTGCAAGAAGAGTTGCAGGAGTTACTTCAGTAGTGTCAGACGCATCAATTGCAGTCAGAGCAGAAGTAGAAGCATAGCCGTTGGTATCATCAGTACCAGCAGCACCTACAAGACCCTTATTAAAGCCACCAGAGTTACCTACAAGGATAGCCTTGTCGATAGCAATAGCATGGGCTCGTGCAAGAGCAGATGTAATCATCGGCAATACAGAAATAACGATTTGCTCGTCAGTATCGTTTGTCACAAAAGTGCTTGAAATCAAACGATGTGCTTGCAGAATTACCTGATTAACATTGTAGTTGTTGTCAGAAGCACCAGCTTCTTCCAGGTTGTTTGCAGCTACTTCAGCGCCTGTAGAGGCCCAGTTTGCAGGCTCAGTATCAGGAGCTACTGGCAGAACAGTCGCACCAGAAGTTACTCGAATTTCACGGAAAGCCGGAGCAATCTTTTGAGCTTGACGAACTTCTTCTTCAAACTGGCTAGAAACGATTACATCGATACCAGCGGAAGTTGTAGAAGTATAAGTGACTTCTGCTTTTTCCAGAACGGATTGACCGTAGTCAGTGTTCCAACCTTTGCCAGTTACTTTACCAAGTACGTGGGCAGCAAGGAACTCTTTACCGAACTTAGTCAGGTCGCCACCTTGCTTACGTCCAGAGAAATCACGCTTGCTGTTACGCATAGCTTCGATTTCGGCGGCTTTTTCTTCCAGATCAGCCTTGTACTTCTGAAGAGTTGCAGCGATATCAGCTTTTTCTGATTCAAACTCTTTCTGAAGGTCTGCCACCAGACGCTCGGCACCAGTTTCAACGCCAACTGCAATAGCTGACTTTACTTCTTGCTCCTGAGCCTCTTTTGCAGCGGCTTCAGCAGCAGCTTTTTCTTGCTCAGCTTTTTCAGCTGCTTTTTGCTCGGCTTGCTTCATCGCAATGGTAGCAGCAGTTTCATCAGCTACTTTCTTAGCGAATGCTTCCAAGTCGATTTCGGGAGTTTTCTTTTCTTCCGACATTTTTTTCTCCTTTAGGGTTTTATCCCCACCCGGTGTATCACTAGCTTCAAATGAATTTTCATCTTTAGCCAGAGACTGACCGGCTAGATCTACACGATTTTTGAAAGTTTTTTTGAAGTCTTCGTATTCAGACATCGAATCAAAAGACTTCGAGAGCGAGAAAGTTGCTGCTTGATTGCATGGTACCGATACAACTGATACTTCAAACAACTCAGCATCCTTAATCATTAATCCGTCAGTTTCCTTAATATAATCAGCATCCTTGACTCGAAAACCAACGGAAAAAGCTCCAAGGATACCTTCTTTAACTAGTTCTGCTACATGGTCGGGAGCAGACTTTGAGATTCTTGCTTTAAGTTCTAAACCATTATCGGTTACTTTCAACCCCGTTGCGCGACCAATGGGCTTATTGTAATCATGGTTAAAAAGAATAATTGGGTTTTTCTCAAAATTATTTAAACCCCCTTTTGTCCAAGCCTCTGCGGCGATGATGTCATTAGCCCTATCTTGATCGTTAGTGCTTGCCATACCGCAGATATGGACTCCTCCATCATCTTCTTCTAAAGTTTTGAAGGTAGAGGTAAGATTAAATATCTTTTCCATTCTTCTTCCCTTGTTGTGCCAGTTTCTCTAATGGTGATACTGGCTCTGGCTTGACACTGTGTATTGTGTCCCATAGTTCAGGCTCATACTTTTCAATCCAATTTACTGCTGTAGTATAAGAACCCATAACTTTTACAATTTCTTTTAAACTTAAAAACTTAGGGCGGTCAGTAACTCGCTTGTATTCTCTAGCAGGAAGAATTTTTCCTTTCTCTGCAAAATATAGTCCTAATTCTCTAGTTACTCTTAATTTTTTACTGTTCGTCGCCATCTACAGGGCGTCCTCCCTCATCCGGGTTAGCTGCACTACCTGCAATATTTGCAGGCACTCTTAAATCATCATATCCTTCTACAGAATCAAATCCAAGAGCACTTCGTGCTTCATTTGGAGAAATAATTCCTGTATTTACCAAAGCTGAGTAATATTGAGCTTGGTCTCGCAACTCTGGTTGCAGTGCGGGTATATCTGTTACATCTTCTTTAATTTGAAAGCCAAAAAATCTTGAATACCCCGCATTAATTTTTCTTACAATAGGAAGAATTGTTTCAAGATAATACATTCTCATATTTGGTCGAATGTTTGCATTATTACCTGAGTCCATAAGTATGGGAGGTATTCCCAATGCTTTTAAAATAATTTTTTCGTTTTCTGTAATCGCCGATTGAAAGTCCAATTCTTTAAAATTTACATTCGAAATTTGATCTACTTCTAGACCTCCATCAAGAATGAGAGGGCGTCTACCGCCTGCATCTGGACGATAACGAGCAGTCCAGGATTCGAGCATACGTTGTTTAATTTTCTCAGATAATGTATTTGGCGATTTTAATACAAGACCTGGGACTGCTCCGTTTCTAAAAAAGTTATCTTGAAATTTACGCATATTTGCAGTAAGTTGCATTGTTCTTACTGCAGGCTTCAGTCGAGAAGTCCCTCTAAAAATAGAATAGAAGGAATTTTCTTTGATATGAATAATCTCGTCAGGAGAATAAGTTATATCGTTATATGTGTACTTTTCAATAAATGTTTTTGAGTCAGCATGAATGGTTACATTGTCTGCTGGAAGATGGTACAAGTGAGCGCCATCAAAGTAAATAAATATATTTCCATCTAGCAAATAGTCTGTAATTAGATTCCTTTTAAAAGAGCTAATGTCTTGAAAAGGGTTCGGGTCTTGATTTAGAAGAATATTTACTCGAGACCTTTTTATACCCTTTACGACCCCGGGCACAGTGTCTCCCGTAACAGTAGCAGGAATTTCTGCTACATCATCCACTATAAGATTTACGCCCCTATTTACAATTTCCAGAGTTTCATAGAACTGCTCGTAGTTTTGTGTATACTCACGAGAAGATTCTTTGTCATTGCCAAAAAACTGCTGAATAGGATTCAGCTTTTCTTCTGCTGAATCTTTTGGGCTTCTGCCAAGCAGTCTATCATACCACGCCATGTTTAGTTCTCTGTATTTCTACCCACTTCTCTTGCTTCTTTGCTGTAGCTAGAGAAGGATCTTTACCATAAATTGAATGTAATTGTAAATGATGGTCGTGGCACAATGTAACTGTGTATTCGTATAATTCTGCCCACTTTTCTTCTATAAATTCATCTCTCCATACTACGATATATTCGTCAGTATAATGCTCTGGTCGAATGGCCTGTTTTTCTTTCAGCCACTGAGTAAGCAAAGGACTTAAACTATAAAAGTGATGGAAGTCTAACTTTTCTTTGCTATTACAAATATAGCAAGCACTTCCTTTTTCGTATTTAGATTTTGCTTTGTCTCTAATATACTTAACTTTGTCTCTTTTTAGTGCCGCCATACTTTTTGGTTTTCCATTTTTATTAACGAAATTATAACTAAGTTGAGGTTTCTTGTCAAATACTATTTTTAAGGATGTATTGCTAGAAGGTGGTCTGCGAAGTTTCAAATGAGTAGAGAGCATACCGCAGAGCATCCGCCATGTGAGAAGCTTTATTATGCTTTGGTTTCTCTTTTACTAGATTTGGATTAGGATCCCACTGGTATTGATCTAAAGAAGCCAATGTTTCAACACAACGCTGATCAACAATAAGGTTATTATTGTCTACAATTCCTGCTACATGTCCAATTCCATCAATTATAGATTTCTTTGCATTTATAGTTGTAATATCATAATTCTGAGCAAAATCAAATCGAGTTTGGGCTGCAGCTGCATCAATATAAATATAATCTATATTGTAAGTGTCTGAAAGTTTACGAATCTCTTCCGCGTGTCTATCAGTAGTTTTTTCCGAATCATAGTATTCTGCTAGAACATAGTATTTTCCTGAATCCCAGTCATATGCTATTACACAAAATGCTGTTGGGTCTCGAAAACCTACGTCCAACCCCGCTAGAATATCCATGCCAGAAATATCTAATTCGGACAAATCTGCTACACATTCTTCAGCATCAAAATTCCATACTTGACCTTCGTAAGTGTTAAAGTCAGCTTCATACTCTTGACGAAACTCTGCATCACTCATAGACTTTCGAGCTTCATCAATATCGCTCTGACTCATTCGAGGATTGTCTTGATAAGTTGCTCGTATACTTACCCATTCTGGAAATTCTTCTGAGAAACCGCGCTGGAAAAACTTGGAGAACCAGTTGTTCTTTCCTCGTGGAGTAGATATAAAGATTGCTTTTGAATTGTCTTTATCCAAAGTAGGACGAAGAGACACATTAAAAGCTTCTTCTCCTTCTGTTAATGCTGCTTCGTCAAAAATAATTAGATCGTAAGAACGACCAACAGAGGAATCTACTTGGTTTACAGAACCCATACGAACAGTAGAGCCATTTGATATTTCTATGACCTTGTCTTTTGCATTGTCTCGTACAACTTCCAAGTCAAAGTGCTTAATTAGGTTTCTTTGCAAATCAAAAGAAATTTGAGAAAGAGAATAGTTTGGAGACATAATTAAGATATTTGACCCTGGAACTAGGGATACAAGCTGGCCGATTACATTCGCAATGTATGTTTTGCCCTGACGCCTTGAGAGAGCTGCAGAGATAAATCGATACTTTGGATTATTAACAGCATTAATAAGTGCTATTTGCGAAGGCAAAGGAACAATTCCTAAAAGCTCCAAATAAGGCTTTATAGGGAGCTTTAGGAATCGAAAGTCTGAAATTAACTCTTGTATCTCTGTAGAGACTATATCCGCTCTACTAACTTGTACTGCCATACTATACAACCCTTATTTTTAAATTATTATTTGCAAGAGCAGTTACTCTTACTTTGTTCTGAGCAGGAGCATCAAAATCATAGTCAGTTCCAAGTATTGCACCTTTGTTTAACACATTTCCATCGTAGTTAATCGAAACACCATCACTAGATGGAACTGTAGTACCGCTGGACAGGTTGAAGATAATCGCTAAATCCAAATCATTGCCTAGAGTAAAGTGGTTGGCGTCTGTCACAGCTTCCAGTTGGGTTTTGTCCATCTGGTTTATATATGTTGAAGTACCAATAGTGTATTCGTTGACGCTCCTTTTATTAGTACCAACAATGAACATTTTAGTTCCATTCGTATTAAAAACTATTCCGTATGGGCTTGTTTCTTCTCCTGCTATAGAAAAGTTTTGAGAATAAGATGCTGTAGAAACGTCAAAACCTGTACTTAATGTGTATTCATATACGGCATTGCCTGTATCTCCAGTAATAAACATCTTAGTTCCATCTGTATTAAAAGCTATTCCAGTTGGGATTGTGTCTTGTGAAGAAACAGAAAAGTTCTGTGAATAAGAGGCTGTACTCACATTAAAAGCTGTGCTTAATGTATACTCATTAACAGCATCACTGCTAGTCCCAACAATAAACATCTTAGTTCCATTCGTATTAAAGGCTATTCCTGTTGGAGTCAGTTCTCGTGCAGATACAGAAAACCTCTGAGAATAAGATGCAGTAGAAACATCAAAACCGGTGCTTAGTGTGTACTCGTTTACATCATCGCCTATAGTTCCAGTAACAAACATTTTGGTTCCATCATTGTTAAATGCTAGTCCTCTCGGAGATGTGTCTTGTGAAGCTACAGAAAAATTTTGAGAATAAGATGCAGTAGATACATCAAAGCCTGTACTTAAGTCGTATTCATTAACGTCATCTCCAAAATAACCAAGAATAAACATTTTGGTTCCATTGGTGTTAAAGGCTATTCCTGTTGGGTTAAAATCTTCCTCGTGTAAAGAAAAACGTTTTGAAAAAGAGGCTGTTGATATATCGAATGGATTAATAATATTAATAGCACCTTCCATAGCCTCAGCCAACGTAGCTAACTCTGTGTTAGTCGTGCCATTAGTCCAAGTCTCTGAGCCGTAAGTACCATTAGAGTTGTACTGCCAAGTGCCTGCGTTATTACGGACAATATCCCGAATGCCATCAGTGTTATCAACAATAGACCATGTAGTACGGTCGTCTGTTGAGACTGCGTAGTAGATGCTACCATCACCTACAGCCTGGTCAGCGGTCATGGAGTTGATGTCAGCCCAGTAGGTAGAGTCTATTGAGGTTGTAGTGTGGGCTGCGTGGTAGCCCAATATAGCTGTAGGCCCAATGTTATATTCGTAGACGTAGTCCCCAAGGACCGTCCCTGCAGAAATATAGCCAACAATAAACATCTTAGTACCATTCGCATTAAATTGTACCCCCCTTGGAACAAAGGCGCCAAAAGAAAAAGAATCAACAAAAGATGCTGTAGAAACATCAAA